TCATTCTTGGTTTTGCGCATGACATGGGTCATACGGTTAGCCGTTTCTAGATTAGATGCGCCATAAGGAACGACTACATCTTCGGCTGGGACAAATACAGCTACCTGTCTATTAAGACTAGGATCAAAGTAGACCTTCTTAAACGCATTTCCTGATAGACCTAAACCCCATGCCATACGCTCGTGTTCTGGACGGTACTCAACCATGACTTCGGTGAGCTGATAGTTCATATCGTCTTGCACACGTTCAGCAGCGTCCTTCTTCGCAGGTGTTTCCTTACCAATAATCTTAGTTTTAACTGGCCCCGCAGCTGGGAATGTCTCCATAATCGTCTCGGCTTGGAATTTGACAAGAGCCTCAGATAACAACGGATGATAAACGCCACATGCACCTTCCCATGGTTCTGATCGTTCTTCAATTTTCATCCCCAATAGTTCTAAACCGTCCACATAGGTCTGCATCCAGTCCTTACGTGCGTCGATATCGTCATCAAAGTCCGACAGTAAGTCGCCAGCTAACTCTTGAAGCTCGTTATCGGTTATAAACTCAGCTAGGTTGGCGTCAAAGTCATCGTCTTCTTCCTTGCCTGGCTCGATCTCAATCTCTAAGTCTCCAAGTCCTATAGATACAGACTCTGGATCTTCAATCTCAATCTCAATATCCGGTTCCATTTCAGTGCTACCCATGCCTAAAGGTGCCTGATAGAGAGCTTTGTCAAAATTTGTCGCCATGTTAGTCCTTAGTAGTAAACGCGCTTGCGACGGAATTCGATTGGATCGTCTTCTTCGTCGGAATCAAGCCGCAAAAATCCGCCCTGCCGAAATCGCATCAATGCCTGTACCGTACTATCCACCAAGTCATCGTGTTCTGCGTTCGGAAACCTTGCCATCTCCTCGATAACCTCGTCTGCCCACCGAGTTTCGGGTGCCCACACTTTACCGGATGAAAATAAGTCCGTCACGCTGTTCAAACGCACGAACTTGTCGTTGCCACGGGTCGGCGTATAGTCCTGAACGTACACGCCCATCCTTCTCAATTCAAATATCAACGGCGCGCCAGCAGCTTTAGCCTCAATAATGCAGGAATCAGGCTGCCATTCGTCGTACATTTCCTTGGCCTTAGCCTTTAACTCGGGAAACTCCAGCTTATCCTTCCACGCATCGAGCAAAATGATGTTTACATCACTCTCATTCTCGTCTTTGTGGAACACACCCCATGTTGTACACGCAGAATAGTCAGCCCGCTGACTCTTTGTGAACGCAGTATCCCAACTTTGAATGATAAATTCACACGGCGGCGCTCTATCTGACTCCCAACGCTTCCACCAATCCCTCTTTACTAGCGCACCTTCTTCACCTGTAGGCTGTTGCTGGTACTGGGCGTTCCATTTATAAGGAGGAAGTTCTTCTTTTAACGCTTCTAGTTCAACCAGAGGCCAGAATTCAGGCCATAAAGAGTTACCAGATGGAAGAATTGCCGGTAGTTCTATTACTTCCCAGTCAGTTGCGTCACTCTTTAAGACTTTTCCGGTCAGATCCTTGTCCGACCAGCGGGTCATAACGATAATAATCGCCCCACCTGGCTGCAAACGCTGACGCGGGCCAGAGGTATACCACTCATAAACATTATCAAAGACGCCCGGATCTCCTTGAGCCAGCTTCGCCTCTTGTTCTGAGTGAGGATCATCTATTATTAGTAGGTCAGCACCCTTACCAGTAACAGTACCGCCAACACCGATAGCGAAATAATCACCACCGTGGCTAGTAGCCCAACGTCCCGCCGCCTTGGAATCCGCACGGAGACCGACCCCTGGGAAGATTTTTGAATACTGTTCGCTGTCAACTAAGTTCCTAACCTTCCTACCAAACCCCACAGCCAGTTCAGCCGTATTGGATGTCTGGATAACCTTCTTGTCTGGGTACTTCCCTAAGAACCAACTCGGCAGTAAGTAACTAGCAAACTCCGACTTCGTGTGACGCGGCGGCATGTTGATGATCAGTCTCTTCAACTTCCCCGCAGCTATCTCCTCAAACTTCTTAGCCATTAAGGCGTGGTGTCTGCCATGAATAAACCCAGGCCACATTTCATGTACGAAAGCCATAAATGACTTCTGAGCTTTCTCCCGCGTGACAGCATCCTTATACTGGCTTACCTGCTCCAGTAATTTCTCCTGCTCGTTCGCCGGCAGCTTACTTATCAGCTCACTCAAGTCCACGGACTATTAGCCTCTTGTCTCTGTCTTACTATAGATAACGATTCCTGCCTGATAGGTTTATCCAATCGTTTTTGTATTTTCGATAGCGTAGGGTAAATACTGACAGGACGGTAATACTTCCTCCCACCATGCTGATCCTTATACATGGTGTAGAGCAACGTAAAGGCTTCCAGTAATAGCTTCTCGTCTTTATTCATTCCAACGTCCTGAAGTTTATATACACCGGACGAACAGATCTGCCAGCACCTTTAACCTTCTTTAGAACGCCGATCTTTATAAGCCGGTTGATAATCTCAGCAGTATTTCCCATACCAGCCTTACCCCGTACATTACATATATCCCGTATAGACGGGCCAAACCCATACTTCTTCCACCACTCATCTATACACAAGAACACTTCCCTCTGCGCCGGCGTCATATCTCTCTCCACACATTCCTCATACGACATCTCACTTCTCTTAGCCGTCATGCTCCGATTTATAAGTAATACCGTCATGGATATAAAATGTTGTCAAACGCTTACTGGCAAAACTTGCCAGTAACCACTTGATAACTATTTCCCTTTCTCCAAAAATATATCCCCCTGGGGGGTAGGCAAATCCTCGGACAAGGGGGGGTCTTCCTCAGAATCGGAAAAAGATTGGGATGGTTCGAGTGGAATAGTATGCAGGTCGGTAGCCGGAGTCCCATTTTGCATTTCGGGGGGTGGGGGTACGGTGGGGTCAGCGCCTACCAGTTCGGTCAGCAGGTCGGATGCGTCGACGTCTACAGCATCATCGCTTGATAGCATCATCGATTTCAGTTGATCGAGTATCTGCGAGCGAATCGCTCCGCTGTCCTGAACTACTGTTACCTCCGAGCGCGTAGTGAATGCTGATACCTCAGTTACTTGTCCGAGAATCTTCGCGGCCTGAATGCGAGTCGCCGGCTTTGTGTCCTCGTCAATGATGGTTTTTGTGAGCGTCGAAATAACAAGTGACCTCAAAGCTTCGGCTGAATGCAATGTACTCACTTGTTTTGCTAGTTCGAGCGCTTCAATTTCCCGCCGGATTCCCTCATGCTGCTTAAGCGCGCTTGCATGGTTCCCGACAGTTTTCGGCTTTCCCTTCGCGTTGTATGCTTGCCGGTAACTATCAGCACCGGTTAAACCCTCTAATACCAAACCCTCAGCGAATCGCTTTTGCTTTGCTGTTAGTCCAGTACGGCCTAAACGTAAGGACGGTTCTATTCCCTTAGTGCTTATTGCTTCCCTTAGTTCTTTCCTAGTTACTTGTTTCATGCTGTACCGATTCCCTTCGGGTTTCCTGCGCGCGCGGCCGGCGCTGATGTCGACGTTATACCGGAACAAATAGAGAAAATCAATCAAAGCCTGGCCGACGATAAGAAAATACAATCAATGAATACAATACTTTATTTGCTGAGAGGTATTGCATTGCATCCGATTATTCGAGAGAATAACCATGCACTGACAATCATTAACTTAATAACAGGAGCGAGAAAAATGAATACATTATTTAACCAACTGAGCGAATTAGAGCAAGAGACAGTTGCAATTTTATGTGGTTTTCAAATGTGCGTAAGCTTTAAAAATACGCTGTACGACATGCCAGCAATGGAAGGCAACATGGGTCAAATTGCAAAAGCTGTTTTAAAGCACCGGCTTACTCATTTAAACAAAATAACTAAAAAAACCAAATAACTAGGTCGAAAGCGGATTTATATCCGCTCTGCTGTTTATTACAGTACTGACGAGACCATAACCACAGGAGCGAGAAAAATGAACAAAGCAACCAACAAACAAGTAGATCGTTTTGTAGCAATGGCCGCACGTGATCCTAGATACGCAGCAAATGGACTAGCAATACTTCAGCGATCAGCGACAACCAAAAAAACAGCAAATGAGATCGCTGACATCATTAAGGAGACAGGATTGTTTAGGTATCTAGATGTAATCAATGGTTGCTTTGTTCCTCAATCTAATTAATTCGGAGCCGATAATGCAAAACCCATATAAAACCCAACTCAAGGCCGAAGGTCTAATTTACCGGTCGATTCTCGGAGAATCAAGCGCCAAAACAATCAAAGGACAAAAGATAGGTTATCTCACGGCTATTTGCTACTTAGTGCCGGATGCAAAATTGTGCCCGTTCGCTATCCAAGCCGGATGTTTTGACGGCTGTCTTAAATCGGCCGGCCGTGGCGCTTTTAATAGTGTTCAGCTAGCCAGAGCAAATAAAACCCATTTGTTTTATGAGAATCGACGCGCTTTTATGCTGTCCTTATGTGCTGACATATGGTCGCATAAGCGCCGAGCCGAAAAACTAGGATTAATTCCACTAGTTCGGCCGAATGGTACTTCTGACATCGCATTTGAGAATATTCAAATCGACGGAAAAACGATTTTCCAGATTTTCCCTGAAATAACTTTTTATGACTACACGAAGCATCCGAGCCGTAATCTGGCCGGCAAAACGGCCGGTAATTATGACCTTACCTATTCATTCTCGGCTATTACGCCGAAGGTAATTAGCATTAAAGGATTGACTAATACAGCAAATCAGAGAACGGCCGTAGTGTTTCAAAATAGAGCGGATATACCGGAAACTTTTAGAGGATGGACTGTTATCGATGGCGACGATACGGACGTCCGTCACATCGAGCCGGCCGGTGTGGTGGTGGCTTTATACGCCAAGGGAAAAGCGCGCAAGGAAGTGAACGGATTTGTACAAATTAAGGGAAGGGATTATTAATGGCAACTATTACAGCAAAATACGCCGGCCGATGTGCCACTACCGGCGCCCGAATCATAGCCGGCGATCTAATCGAATGGAACCGAGGTAGAGCCGTGCTGATAAAGCGCGCGCCCTCCGGCGTGGCATCGATTACGTTAATCGGCGACCAAGGGGCTAAAACTTTTTACCGAAATAATCGCGGCCGGTGTGAAGACGCTCCGTGTTGCGGGTGTTGCACGATATGAGCGCCGTTATCGAATTTTTGGCCGGTGTTGTCGGCTTTCTTGTGATGTGGTTTTTTCTTTGTTTACTTTTCCTATTGTGAAAGGGTGTTGCTATGTATAAAACTGAATTCCCTGATTTTAAGCTTGACGTTGAAATACCGGCCGGCTTTGTAGATAACTCTTGGCATAACAATGTGATGCCATGTTGGGTGCGCGAATTGCCGGATGAAAAAATAATGGTGCTGTGGATTGACTATGCGGATCCGGCTCTACGCGATCACCCAAATAATGCGCGCTTTGTTTTGCATGTGACGGACAGCAGCATGACGGACGTTTACGAAAATTTTGCATCTGATAGCTATGAGGATGTTTTAAATTGTTTGGGCGATTATTTCCCATTTATTAAGCTTACGGATGACGAGTTGCACGAATGCCAAAAAGAACTGTGGAAGAGAGTGCCGGATGATGATCACGCGCGCAACTTCCAAGAGTGGGATTCTGTGGCCGCTATCGATGATGAAATTTCGGCGCGCGCCACTACTTCGGAGGTTTTCTAATGAGCAAGCTTAACGCGAACGATAAAGCAACATGGATTAAAACAATATGGGACGCGCTCGACGATCATCGCGAGACCTGCGACCTACTTAATGCGCCGATAGATTGGGATGACATCTGCACAGCGATGGCATGGATTGCAGAAGACATGGAGGTAGATTCAGATGAATAATGACCGTAATGAATACATCTCGATTGTCATGAGCCGCGAGTTGCTGCGGTTCTGCCGTGACAATGACCTGCCGTTCGATAGTGCGGATGACCTAATCATGCGCGACAACTTAACGGAGTTTCAATTCGGGTGGTTGGTAGGCTACTGCCGCATCTGGGAGGGGCTTATCGAATGAATGTATTAGACCTGTTCTCGGGCATCGGAGGGTTTTCCCTCGGGCTCGAGCGCGCAGGTATGCGGACTATTGCATTCTGCGAAGTTGACCCAGTATGCCGACAGGTATTGCGAAAGCATTGGCCTGTCGTTCCCATTTTCGAGGACGTTAAAACCCTCTCAGCAAAGGATATACATGAAACAGTTGACGTTATATGCGGAGGATTCCCTTGCCAAGATATCAGTGTCGCTGGACTCGGAGCCGGACTCGCGGGCGAACGATCCGGTCTCTGGTATCAGTTCCACCGACTCATCGAAGAAACGCAGCCGAGGTACGTCATCATTGAAAATGTTGCAGCCCTTCGCGCTCGAGGATTGGACGAAGTCCTCCGCTGCCTCTCTGCGCTCGGGTTTGATGCGGAATGGCACTCTATACCCGCTCGATCCGTTGGCGCACCTCACCAAAGGGACAGAGTCTGGGTCGTGGGCTACTCCGACAAGCTTCGACGCAGTGGCCCCGAAAACAGCCAGAGCAATCATCAAAGACATGAACGAAGTCCGAGCGGGTCGAACGTCACCGTCGAATCTGCGCGACCAAGTTACATGGGGGCAGACCTATGCGGAAGTCCGGCAGAAGTTATGGCCAACTCCCTCCGCAAGGGATCACAAGGGCGGTTACATTGGTGGGCGAATCAGGGACGGCAAGGTGAGTTGGGATACCTTGGACGTTGCAGTTCAATGGACGGACAACCAATCGAAAACTGGTGGGCAGTTGAACCCAACGTGGGTCGAGTGGCTAATGGGGTTTCCGGCAGGACACACCGACTTAGGCAGCTAGGTAATGCGGTCGTACCACAAATCCCTGAGTTAATAGGCAGGGCAATACTTGATTACGAGGCTGCACATAATGAATGTTAATCACCCCGCCACGTTCTCCGTCCACATCATTGAAGATGCGGATGGAAACGTGCGCGTCATCTCTGATTGGTCAGGCAAGGGCGACCGCTGTCTCTCACTTGGAATAGAGATCATGCAGTCGCTCAATGCCGTGTCCGTTTTTACCGAAGGCCAATTGTCAATGGGTCAGGCTTTCCGTTCTACGACTGAGCATTGACGTTAAGCTTTGTGTGAATGCAAACAAACCGAGGCGCTGATGATAGTCGTTGGCGTCCTCGCCTACCCTGTCACTCATCCAATACGGCCAGCCAATTTCCTTAGCGACCCGCTCCCCTGTGCCTGACTCGTCGTTATCCGCAATGACCAGGCCGGCCTCCAGGGTGGCGGCCACCTTCACCATGTTGCCGGCAGAAAAGCAAACGTGCAGGTTATACCGCTTCTTCATTTGCTTCATCGCAATGCGAATGCTTAATGCCGTAGCGTACCCCTCACACAAAATGTTCATGCCTTTATTGTCGAAGTTAAACGTAGCGTTGTTAGTACGTTGTCCGTACAAGAATTTCTTCTGGCCGTCCTCGTCTATCTGCTGTAGTCCTACCAAGTTGTTGTTCACCCGCATAGGTATCAGCAGTAGTGGCTTGCCGTTCTGCCATAGGACGTTGCCCTGCTCGTCCTTGAATCCTTTTGATTCCAGATACGGATGGGTGCTGAGGCCACTGCCATTCAGCATACCGACAGCGCGCTGCATAGCCTGATGTTGTCGCTTGCGTTGGTCTTCCTCTGCTTTGCGTACCGATATCATGGCTGCCGTGCGATCTATCTGCACAGGCTGATCCGGTTTCCAAATGGATACGACAGTCGATGTCGCATGGTTCTGAACGAATCCATGTGTCTGCATATACTTAACCGCACCGTTCTTGCTGCGCGGGTGATCGTCCGTGCCGTACCTTTTCCATACACCGACAGGTGGCAGATCGTGAATGATGATGCCGTGACCACGGCAGAAGTCTAGGAAATCCATGTTATCCCCTCACCGTGCGTAAGAATTGTTTAAGCTTCTTGTCTACGAACCTGCGCGTGGTATCGCTTGGCATACAGGGCGTGTCATCCCGCAACCCTCTCGGCCACACACCGAACTTGTCTTTGTATGTATGCGCTGCGCGTCCTTTACTCCAACCCTGAACACGGATGTACCAGACCAACTCATTCCAAAACTGCTGCTTACCCTCGCGCAATGCAGGGCCAGTCAGTTCAACCAACTCACCGCGCAAACTAATTACTTTGTTCTTTTTCTCTCGAACATGGCCGCAGTTGTAGCAAGTGTCAGAACTAGCCGGCCACAGGGCAGCACATTGAGGACACTTAGAGTCTTGCTTCTCACGCTCGCTTGGTTCCCGCTTGGCTTTCTCTTTACCCTCGTCCAGTTCTTCTACGCCCTGCTCGTATACCTCATCCCATTCATCACGGAAGCGCAGGTAGTTACCGCTGTGATCGAGCCAGACTGCAAACTCTTTACCCTCATGGCCGCGCATCACACGCCCCATCTGTTGGATGTGAGAGGACAGGCTCTTACTGAATGGACGAGCGGAGACACCGATCATCACATCGCTGACGTCGAATCCTTTCGTCAAGATATCGGTGGCAATTAATCCATGTATCTTTGTATCTGGTTTGCTGAAGTCTTCGATGACCTGCTTCTTCCACTCGTCATCATCCTTGTAACTAATACAGATAAAGTTATACCCACTAGCTTCAAACTTTCGAGCCAGATGTACGCCATGATCCACACCACTAGCAAAAACAATAGTCTTGCGTGGCTCACCAAATATCTCGAAGGTTTTCTTTTCCCATTCCTGAACCACATCGCCGGTGATCTTCATGCCACGAGTGCTAGTCTCTGCTTGGCTCCACTCTCCGGCTACCTTCTTCGCGCCGGTCATGTCGATCTCTTTGGCTATGAACACACGCAAAGGTACAAGTACCTGATCATCTACCAACTGCTTGGTAGTTACGACAGACACCACGTTGTCGTATATCTTGCCAAGCCCTTTTGTAAATGGGGTGGCAGTCAAACCGATGACACGGATATCAGGATTGTCTTTGATGAACTGAACTGTTTGCTCGCGTGTTTGATGGCACTCGTCCACGATTAAAAGGTTTAACCCTGGGAACGAACCCCTGCGCTCAAGTGTTTGAGCCGAGCATACTTGGATGGATTCATATGGACGATAGCGCCAATGGCCGCTCTGCATTACGCCATGGTCTATCTTGTACTTCTCTAATCGTTTACTGGTTTGATCGCAAAGAACAATACGGTCTAACAACATCGCCGCTTTGTTACCTTTGCTTTTTGTTGCGGCCATCAGGGCGATAGCCATCTCTGTTTTGCCGGCACCGGTTGGTGCATATAACACTTGGCACTTCTTTCCCTTAGCAAATCCTTCGCGCAGGGCAGCAAGGGTCTGCTCCTGATAGGAACGTAGGTTAAGCATAACTCTCCTTAGACTACCAGCACTAACCCGCTGGCGTGGGTATAGACTACTTACCTTCTAACTTGTTCAACTTCTTTTGAAGCATAGCTACTTGCTTCATGAGTTGTATGTTCTCTGACTGGAACTGATCACGCGAGTTAGTCATAGCTCTTAATTCTACTTCAAGCATACGGATCTGTGCGCGTAGTTCAGTGATAACAGACTGTGCTTTTTCTTTTTCTACATCATCAGAACTTGCAGCTAGTGCAACTGTCAGTTGATCTCGCAGGTCTTCGTTCTCTTTCTGTAAATTTTCTGATGCTGCTTGCTGTATTTCTTTTTCTATCGCTGCTTCATCAAACTGTTCTTCTTGATAAGCTTTGCTCTCCGCTTTAGGCTTCATGGTTTGCTGCTTACCATCGCGAATGTATTTGGTGTCAGCCTTGGATGCATTCAACTCTTTACGTATGGTGTTAACCAGGGTGTGACTAACATCACAGATGCGGGCTATCTCTCGGTCGCTGAACTCTTGCCATTCGATATCGTTCAACATAGTAGTGACTGCTTTGCGTCTATCCGCAGCGTTCGGGCGGCGGCCATGCTTACTGTTAGCAGAGAAGCTAAACAGAATCGCATCGCGTAATGTTCCTTCAATTACCTTTGCGTTGATGTTTGGTGATCCGGCCTTACGATTGGCGAAGTAACGGTGGAATCCATCCGCTAAGAAATACTGCGCGCCATCATAGAAGAGTGTGACCGGATCAAAGACTGTCCCATTTTTAAGTAGGTCTGTGTACTCAGCAACCAACTCTTGATCTATCTTCGCTCTCGCTTGTGTACCTGCATCTATTGTTAGTTTATCTAAATTTATATTCATTCTATTCCCCAAGTAAATATGCAACACACATTGCAATGATGAACAACAACACACCCATCCCAATCATGATTCCCCCTAACAGAGTTAAGTATTCAAACGTCTCCATGCTTCACCTATATGAGTAAGTATCTGTGGACTGGATTGGATAAACTGTAGTTCTCTTTATCGTTCCGGCTCCAGTTGGCAGCGTTCACTATGTTAGCTGACGGGCAGCTCATGTTCTCTTTCGCATCCACCATCATCAAGTAATTGCTGAGTAGATTCATGCAACTAACCTTGCGATGTGGGATGTGATGGTATCCACCTTCAACCTGATGACTGCGGTCTATAACAAATGAATCAAGAGAAGCCACACGCTCGCCATAGTTCTTATCATCAGAAAGTACGTACCGTTCGTCACATCGTTGTGCCATCCACTTCAGATCACGCCGCAAGAATGATACTGGCGGCATCAGAGTTTCTGTGTGCAGCTTGTCACCACCACGCACAAACATCACGCCAGCCGAATCAACATTAAGCGATGGCGCGGCATAGTTAGATATGTCGAAATAGATAGCGTTGTAGTAGTCTGATTTCATACTGGCTAGGTATGAAGCCAATCTGGTATCAGCATTCATCCACTTATCCCGCATGTGTTCAAACCGGATCATGGGTAGGCTAGTGACCTTCGCATTCCTAGTAAACTCAAACGTGCCTTCAAAGATATCTTCGAACGCTTCGTCGTAGTTCCACCAATTACCATCCAAATCAATTATCACCTGCTTGCCTTCTAACTCTGCAAGAATATGCGCGGCGACGATGTTCTCCATCACAGAAAAGAATCCACTGTTATGTGGCTGATAGCTAACCGTTCCAACGACTCTGTCTGGTGGTGGATGATCTTCGTTAGTAAACCCTTGATACAGCCGCCATAAATCTTCGTCTATCCCCCACCTGCGGGCAGCCTGTTCAAACCCCAGACAACCAACCAACTCCTGAGCATAAAAGAAAGTAGTGGGTAGCTTGGCTGGGATCATCCGCTCAATGGTTGACCAACTGACCTTGCCCCAGTAGTAGAGCCTGGCTGCCACCACAGGTATCCTGTTGTTCATGGGGTATCGTTCTGCCATAGACATCAACAACCCGATAGTGCGGTCGCAGTCGCCGTTAATCTCAGCGGATAGGGTATTTACAAGACTGACAAATGCACCGTGGAAATCGTGCGTCTCATCCCGTAGTTTGTATCTGTTGAACTGGATCATGATTAGTCCTTATCGTTATTTATCTCACGTATCTCATGCGCCGTTAGCTGCGGGTCAAGGCGTTTACGTATTTCACGAACGGGCTCGTTAGGAACGCCCCAGAAATTGGAATGTAGTTCGTTCTGTTCAAGGGCTTCTACTTCATGCACTAACGCTCTTTTAGCCTGTTCTTTTAACCTAGCTGCATGTTGACTGTTGTGCTTGCCTGCGCCTGACTGCTGCGCTCGGGCTACGTAGTTACGTGGTTTCATTCCACCCTCCCCATTATGCGTTCTGCTATCTCCATAGCCGAATACTCCACATCCCGCATGGCGTGGCATATAACGACTGCCCGCTCACGCTCCCGCTCTACTACTGACTGCTCTAGCCGATCTGCAAACTCGCGCAGATGATCTCGTAGCCACTCTCCTTC